GCTTACGTCCAGCGGGCTTTGCGTGACCAGATCGGCATGTTTCGGGTAGGTATCCTTGAACAGCTCGGCCGACATATCGTCAAAGACAAAGCCAAACCGGGCATCGGAGCCGTCCGCTTCCTTGATATCGGGGTCCAGATAGACTGTCAGCGGGTCTTTAACCCTGCGGATATAGATTTCCTGGTCGAAGCTTTGGTCGGTGTCCGGTGGATAGTCCGTGACCAGCCGCAGCCAGCCTATGCCGCCTTGGACTTGGAACAATGTCGCGGTATCATAAGCCGCCTGGGCGTTGGAGATGTATTCAATATGCCGGATTATGCCCTCGTAGACCTGAGCGGCGTCGTAGGTGGCCCCGTTACCTACCGGACGGACCCGAACGGCCGGTTTATTCTGCCGGGCGTCATTGATGATGTTGAGGTTATGCTGCCGTACTTTGTTGATGGTCAGGCATGGGCGCTCATCTATAGTGCCGTAACCCCGAGCGGTGCGGCTGTTTTCATCCCATTGATATAGATTGTCGCTGTCACCGTTGGCGAACTTGACATCCTCAATGAACCGTAGCCGTGCGTCGTTCTCATAGGTGGTGCAAATGTCGAAACGGCGCTGGGCTTCCTTGACAATGCGCTCATCCGGCGTCCCGCTGTCGTCTTTGTCGTTATGGTAGGTGTCTTCGGTAGCCAATTACAACCTGCGATTGGTGTTGGCCCCGTGTTTTCTGACACCGGCCAAATGGAATACAACCCTAGCGTGCCATCCAGCGGCTTGCGCCCGCCTGCGGAGGTGGCCTCTTGGGCAGTGTCGGCTTCATTGTCCGCCCGTCCCTCATGGCCACCGCGAAATACCTAAGCGCATCAGCATAGTGGCTGTTCTCATCATGGAGTGGCTTGCGTGACCATTGGCGGGTATCTGGATCAATGTCATAACGGTAATGTCTCACAGCTTGCAGCCCGTCTGCGCATTTCACGCTGTCAAACCAGCAATCCTTGAACAGGGTTCTGAGGGCATTAATGCCGTCCTCGACAGATAAGTTAGGCGCAATCTCAGTCCTTAAGCCGGACGCCATTGTGATTTCGTGGATGGTGCGGCCCGTCGCCAGCGATTTTGCCCTTGCATCATGGGGAAGCCAAATGGTCCCAATGACATAACCGCGGGATTGTATATGCCTAAGATAATGGTCCCAGGGCTTTTGCTGGTTTTGGTAAGCTTCGATCAGCCGGTATTCAAACCCAATCCGCTGGGCAAACCATAGGCTTGTTGAATCCGCCCAGCCCAGGTCACAAAAAACATCTACAGGCTTGAGGCTGTCATATGGCACCTTGGCGATGCGCCCGTCTTGTGTCGCCTGGCGGAGTTCCGCCGCGTAGACAGCCCCCTCAAGCGTTTGGCGGCAATGGCCTTCCCAGACGTTAAGATATGCATCTGTGTCGCGGGCTTCGAGGTCAAGGCGCTCCTGATTTAATACGGCCGGAAACCAAGGATTGTCCTGCCAGCCAATCTTTATGACGATGCTGTCTGTTGGTGGATTGACCACAAAGCGTTGATATGTGGCGTCGGTTTCAAGTTCTGGATTGAAACTCAGCCAGATCTCGGAGCCGTCCTTGCGGATCGTGGGGATCAGTTTGTCCCAAGTGCTGTTGGGAACTAACTGGGCTTCCTCGACCCAGCAACGGTCTATGGCTTCCTTGGATTTGATGCTGTCGATGTTATGGGCGAGGCCGGCGAATATGAACTTGGTGCCGTTGAGGCCGCGGATTTCCGTGGTGGTCGCGGTATAGAAGGATTTGAGACATAGCGCTTCAATCTGGTCGATCAGTAATTGATAAACGCTATCCTGTATGGACTTCTGGACCTCGCGTGAGCAGAGAATGCGGAGCGGTTGCTGTACGCCCTGGATTAGAAGGGCTCTGGCTATTCCCCAGGACTTCGCCCCGCCTCGCCCGCCGTATAGAACCTTATAGCGTTTGGGCTCGAACAGTGGGTCTAATTTGGGAGGAAAGCGGGCAACAACCAAATCATCCTGTTCCAAAAATCACCCGGATACCCTTCAGCGCATCCATCAGATTTTCATCGGCTTCCATAGGCTGGGTTGGCTTGCCGTCAAGACGATCTCCGATCTCTTTTAGAGCGGCTACATCCCCTTCTGCGGCAGACCGCACCAGCCTGGCCGCCAAGATGTCCAGATGCTTGGTTTTGCCATCCGAAGCAAGTCTGTGAACCGCAAGCATAATGGCATTACGCCATTGCTTGTCCGATTTGGAGCCGAGCGGATTCTTCGGTGCTGCCATCGATCAGTTTAGCCTTTTCGCCCGTGAAGTTTTCCCAGCGTTTGATGGCAATATCTAGATAAGCCGGGTTTATTTCAATGGCATAGCAGTGACGGCCAGTCATTTCCGCAGCAATAAGAGTGGTGCCAGAGCCGGAGAATGGCTCATAAACGGCTTGGCCTATGCTGCTATTATTAAGAATGGGACGCTTCATGCACTCAACCGGCTTTTGGGTCGAATGACCGTGCCCGCCATCTTCTCTGGCCTTGATTTCCCACAAGGTCGACTGTTTGCGGTCTCCATTCCAGGATCCAGTAGCACCCTTCCGTACCACATACCAGCATGGCTCATGTTGCCAATGATAATCTCCGCGGCTCAAGGCAAATCGATCTTTGGCCCACACTATTTGGCACCGGACTATCAGGCCACAATCCTCCAAGCTTTTCTGCACTTCGCTGGCATATCGGCCGGCGTGCCACACATAGGCTACGACGCCCGGGAATAGCGCCCAAGCCTCGCGCCAATTCGCATTGCCATCATTAGCCACGACACCCATTTTCTGGTGGTTTTTGTTAATGCCCGCCCCTGCGCGCCATTTGGGATCATATTCCACCCCATAAGGCGGGTCGGTGACCATGAGATGCGGTTTGACCAGCCCTAATAGCCTTGAAACCACATTTTGTTGGGTCGAATCCCCGCAAATCAGCCGATGGTTTCCCAGTTCCCACAAATCCCCCAGTTTGGCAACAGGAGGAACATTCTCTGGAATAGCGTCGGGTTCAGTCAACCCCTGCTTATCGCCCATCAATTTGGCGATTTCATCCTCGGAAAAGCCGGTAAGTTCCAGATCCTCGCCCAATTCGCTGATCTGGGCCATTTCCAGCCGGAGCATCTCTACTGACCAGCCGGCATTCAGGGCCAGCTTATTGTCAGCAATGACATATGCTGCCTTCTGGGCGTGCGTGAGGTCCCTAAGTTCTATCACCGGCACATCGGCCAGGCCCAGCTTTTTGGCCGCCAAGAGCCTTCCGTGGCCCGCTATGACGCCATTTTCGGGATCGGCCAAGATGGGATTGGTAAACCCGAACCTGGCTATTGACTGGGCTATTTGGGCTATCTGCTCGTCGCTATGGGTGCGCGCATTATTGGCATACGGCCGTAAGTCATTGACCGGCTTATAGATTACGGCTAGTTGAGTTGATAAGTCTTTGAGCACGTTGGTTTTTTTGCGCACGTCGAATTATTTACTGCGTCCGCGTTTGCCGGCTCTGCGCTTTTCGCTGTAAGCTATTGCCACGGCTTGCTTTACAGGCTTACCGGCTTTGACTTCTGCTTTGATATTGTGTTTGAAGGCGGCCTTGGACTTGGATTTTTCAAGCGGCATGGATAGTGCGACCTTTCACGCGCTTTTCAGCATCGGTTACGAATTTCGCTTGGAGAGAAACCAATTCTCGCAAAGGTTCGTCTAATGATCGGAATACATGTTGATGCAGCTTATCTCCAATAAAATCCTTTGTTTCTAGCACATAACCATTATCCACAAGCGTCAATTGATACGAAACAGAGAGTAAATATTGATCCGTCCGTGGAACTAGAGGCATCACTTGCCTTCCTTGGCGAGCTTGCCGACGCCTGGCTTATCGGTCGGTTCCTTGCCGCCGCCGGCTGGTTTGGAATGATGCTCGCCGTGGGCGTGCTTGTGATGGTGATCGGTCTTGTGGTGTTCGTGCAGATAGTTGCAGGCTTCTGTCAGGTGCTTTTGCGAGGACATGGCGTTAATCCTTTCCGGTTAATATGCGCCCATTAACCTGGGCATTTCGCGGTAAACCGTGTCGATCTTGGTTTTGACAT